CATTTCCACGGAATACATCCGCGTCTTGCGCAGAGAGGGCTCCCACCGTTCGGCCCGCTCCCCCGTCAGCCTCGGCGCGACGAAGCGTTTGATGCCGCCTTGTGCCATGTGTACGAAACAACGATCACAGGAAGCAAACGGCCACGTGTACAGCGTAGCTCCTTCAGCGGCAGGACCAGCCTGCAGCAGTGCGTTCATTTCGCAGTGGATGATGCGGCTGTACTTTTGCTCGCGGTCTGCGTACAGGTGCTCCATGTCAAACATCGGACGCGGGAAGCCGTTGTAGCCGATGAAGACACCCTTACGGTCGGCAGTGACGATCACAGCCCCGGTTTGCGTGCTAGGGTCTTTGGACCACGATGCCACTAGCACAGCAAGGTCCAGAAACCGCTTATCCCATTTTTCGTTGCTCATACGTCGTGCCCATCATCTAACGTGTTAAATACAATAGCTCCGTAAGCACGCCCGAGTAGGTTATCATGGGCTGCTTTCTTAGCTTCTTGGTAGGTTTCGAACATCGCCACCCCATTGTCGTCCACCAACGGAGTAATCCAGCCGTTCGCCATGTTCAACATCACAAACCAATTCATCTTTTCTCCTTCAGGTTATGCACGTAGACAAACAGGCTGTGCCGGTAGGCTTGCTCGATCATGTCCCTTGTACCGTTACTGTGCCCGTCCCACACCGCCACCAGAGCATTAGCAAATCTTGCCATATCTCCGTTGCGCCAGTGCCCCGCTGCAGCGTTGTACGGTTTGCCCTTGCGGTCCCAGCACAGCCAGAAACAATCTCCAGCGAGGCAGAGTGCAAGGCCCAAAGTCCACTGTCAATGATTGCCTGCCGCACGATGCCGTAGTCTTTGATGCTGCGGCTCCCTGCGACGATCAGTTTCATCAGAACATCTTGCCGTTTTCGTTCACGTAGGTCTGATGCGAGAGGTCCGCAACGAGCATTTTGTCGATGCCAGCCGCAGCAACGATTTTCGCAGCACGCACAACGCGCTGCGCTGACCTCAGTTCACGCTTGAGCGAACGCTGAAGGTCTTCCAATTGCTTGCGCTTCGACTGGAGCTTGGACAAAATAGCATAGAAGGGCTTGTTGTATTCATCAGGCGTCACCTTGTAGTAGAGGCTGTGGCTGCCATCCACCAGTTCGTAGTGGTCCTTGTAAGGGGACAGCATCGCAGCCGTGGCATGGATTTCCCGGTAGACGGATGCAATATCCCTGCTGTTGCGGGCGATGAGGCTTTGAAGTTGATTTGGTTTCAGCATGTGGTAGTTTCCTTTCGTTTGTTGGTTTCTTCTTGCATAGCGAAGACGATAGCACGGTCAACGCTCATAGGCAAGGGCTCTTGCGGAGAAAATTGGAAGTACATAGACGTGCTAGAGCGGACAGCAAGCAGGCCATCGTTTTCCCATGCACAGATGTTGTGCACGTAGAACTTGGCACACAGCCAATCGTACTTCTCCTGCAGCGTGGGCTCGTTCGTCGGCTTAGGCACGGTCTTGACCCGGAAGAATGATTTCGGGCTTGCCCTGCTCGCTAAGGATAGCTTTGATGCGTTGGTATTGGCTTGCAGTGATGGAAGGAACGAATCCCTCGTCCTTGAACGCGGCATTTTCGCAAATGAAGGTGAACGACGCGGTTTTTGGTGCGGGCATTTTCAGCAAGCCATCGAGGATGTTGCTAGGCTGTGCGGGGAGTTGGTTATTGCTCATTTGTTTCCTTTTCGTTGTGTTGCTATTTCATTAGGTCGCTGTATTGGTCAGGCGTAAGATCAAACTCCAGCCAATCTCCGCAGGGCTTCCACCACTTAGGACCATCATGGTCTGCATCCGGCCTCTCGTTGTGAAGCACTACGAACTCAAAGAAGTAAGGGTCCGTCTCTCTATCTAGCTCGTCCCACAGCCTAGCCTGCTCCACGCGGGGATTCTTTGAAGACCCCACGGGGATGATGGCGAACACATTGCCCGGTATCCCGAGAAGCCGGATAGCCCACTGTGCATTTACGCCTTCGGCAATGAGATTCAACAGGGCGGTGTAGAAGACGCCAAACGGTTTCTTGAGTACGTGCGCGGGCAAGAACCCGATGAGGCCGAGCACTACGGGATATACGTAGTGACCTTGGAAAAGATTGGTGTTTGATTTTGCGCAGCCTCCAGCAACGCAGCCTTCTCAGCATCCGTCAGAGGGTCTGTGTTACCCCACTTCGTGCCAACGTCGCTCAGGAAGCTCACGCCCTCGCACTCCCCAACGTGGTTGATGTACCACTTCAAAAGTTTTTTGTAATCAACCTGCGGTTCATGGTGGTTGGCACGCGCAGGGAGCTTGTCCATAAGCGCCTTAATCTCCATGATGTTCAGCGGCTTGCCATGAGCATCCCAGCCCACGTCAAGCGCCTTGCCGGGCACGCCAGAAGGGTTGCCGTGCAAATGCCCGTGAAGGTGCCACGAGCCGTAGTGCTGCTTATGCCAGTGCATGATCGGGAAGTGGAACATGCACACAAGCTGTCCCGGTCCCTCAGGATTGATGGTGAACGTGCGCTCCAGATAGTGGTGGAACTCCGTCAGGTAAATCCTCACCTGCGTGGGCAGCAAAGCCCCTTCAGCGTTCTTCGTGCGGTGGTCGTGGTTGCCCTTCACAAGTACCTTCCTACCACGGATGGATGCGAGGATGTCCGCCGTAGCTTCAGGCTTGTGAAAGCTGAAGTCGCCAATGATGTAGAGGGTATCTTCCGGCTTCACGCACCTATTGAGTCCGTCAATGATCGCAGCGTCGTGTGCTTCCACGCTTGCACGGACACGATGTGGGCTGTCATATCGCTCCGTGTCAATCATCAGCCTATGGCCGAAATGGAGGTCACTCGTGAACCAATCCATTTCAGTTGACCTCTTCTGCAGCAGCGATCAAGGCCAGTCCAACTTGCCGGGCCACTTCAGGGTCCAGCACAAGATCAATCTTGCTGAAGTATTCTTCAGCCTTCTTGCCTTCAGTGTGCAGTCGGACCATGCCAAGCCCGTCGCAGTCTGGGCCGATGGTCAACTCCCCGCCCGGTTCGCCCTCCAGCCAAACCCTTCGGATGATTTCAGTGTGTGCTTTCGCCATAGTGTCTCTCCTTTTCAATGTTGGTGGACGGGACGGGAATCGAACCCGCCATGTGCACTTGTCCCAGCTTCACCCGCCCAATGCGTGCATCATACCACAGCAAGTAAGGAAAGCAAGGCTTAAGCAAAAAAAAAGCCTACCGCCGAAGCAGTAGGCTCATCGTCAAGCTTTCTTACGTTGTCGTTTCGGAGGTTCTTCCACTATCGAAGCTGCCATAGCAGCCTCTCGATAGGCTGTGCGAGCGGCATATCGCCTGTCGAATTCTTCCTTTCCCATCCAGAACTCTTTGCCATTGAACATAGCAGCCAACTCTTCAGGGTTGAAAAAGCCGTCATACATCTGCGAAAGCAACGCCTTGGAAGCGCCTTGCACGTGTTGCACACGGTCTTCAACGTGGTTACCCTGTCCGAAGGCTCCGAACGTCACCTGATGGAACATGATGGTGACATGCGGGTTGATGTACACGTCATCCGCCATCATCAAAAGGAACGTTCCGGCGCTTGCCACGTCCGACACAGCGTGCACGAACACAGAGGCGTTCGTAGCGTCTATAGCAGCTAGCACAGGAAGCACGGCTTGCAAAGAACCGCCCGGAGTGGTAAGCTTGATTTCAACAACATCGTTGGGACCAGCTACGTCCAGCACTTCCACAAGGTCTTCGAATTGACGTGAATCAGCAAACGGTTGGTTCACAAACGCTTTGTATGCCGTCGCAACCGGAGCGAACTTGATTTTGAAGGGCTTCGGGCCAGTGCCCTCGTCTTCATCGTCTTCATCGTCATTACGACGAATAGGCCGTTTGTAATCGTACATTATTACTTCACTCCCTTAGTAGCCTGACTTATCGAAGGCTATAATCAACTCACGGCACAGGCGACTTCGCACGATGTGCTCGTGCTCGTCAAAATCAATAAGTGCCACACTTTCCTGCAGACGGTGGTTGTTCGCAACGATGTCGGCGAAGATGCGCAGTCCGCTGTCACCAGCAAGGGCTGACTGGCGAATGTCCCCGCACAAGATCATCTTGCATCCACCGGAGCGGGTAGCAATGCTCTTGATTTCCTCGATTTCACAGTCCTGCACTTCGTCTGCGATAACCCACGTATCTTTCCCGAAGCTCATGCCCTTGATCGTTTCAAGGGGTTGGAGAACGATGTTGCCTTCCATGATGGCGATGTCCACCACAGCTTTGCCGAGGCGCTTGTAAAGCACCGACAGCATGGGCATGAGCCAATTCGTCATCTTCTCATTGGCATCACCAGAAAAGAATCCGAGGCTTTGGGAATTTGATACGGCGGGCCGGGCTAGCACAATGCGCTTGCACTCGTTCAACCGGAAGGCGTCAGCGGCCATGCAGGTTGCCACGAACGTCTTTGACGTGCCCGCGTACCCCGTGGCGATCACAAGGTCTTTGGTGCGAATGGCATTCATGTACTCCGCTTGGCGGTCGTTTAGGGGTGTGATGGCTTGGGCGGCTACCTGTTCGCGGCGAATGTCTTGAAACTTGTCTTTTATAGCCCGCTCTTGTTCTTGTCTTTGTTCTTTCCTACGGTTGTCCCGTGCCTTATGGCGCATGAAGCATCACCCCTTATGCTTTATTGGTTATATAGATGGCAAACCGCTTACCATCTTTCTAAACCATTGTACAGGATAACCATAGAAAGTCAACCTAACTACGCTTGCTAGGTGGAATCATCGCATCGTTACTGCCTTCTGGGCGACTTTTATCACGCACATCTTTCGTCGTATTCAGCCAGTTTATGTACGCTTTAGCCCTCCGCGCCAAAAGAAGCTGATTCAGCGTATATCGCTCGGGTAACTCCCCTGTAACAGCCGCCGTAAGGCTAATGTCAAGCTCCTTACAGTGGTTGCCAAGTTCCCTAAGTGCATCCCGGCAAGCCACGAGCAAGTTGCGCACCATGAGCATGTTAAGTTCCTTGCCGTTATCGAGGTCCGCCAGAACTCGATCAATGCCCGCAAGGCCATTCGGCAGGTTTTCGGTGGGGTCAATCCCCATTTGCCTGCCCCGTTTGCGCCCGCTTGGCAGCCTTGGCTTCTCGTGCAATGCGTAGAGTTTCCTCGCGGGACATCTTCGGTTCAGCACCCGGCACCCGGCTTGCCATTGCGGCCAACGTCTTGTCGTTGCGGACGATGTGCACTTCATAGGCGACGCCCCAGATGTCGGGCGGGTTGCTGGGGTCGATTTCCCAGCCGTGCTGCACATGGGCTTGGAATTGGCGGATGATGCCCGTGTAGTTGTGATCCACCAGCGTTTTTGCTTCGCTCATTCATTCTCTCCTTCTTTGGTTTCAAACCACTCTTGCAAGCGGTCATAATCGGGTTGGGGGTTGGTATCGTCCTCATCGTCGCGGTAGGGGCTCATGCTTTGCCTCCACGAATGACGGCTAGCACGGGTTCGTTGTAGCCTTCGCCGCTCTGAACAAGGAACTCCTTGACTTCCAAAATGCCCTCAAAGTGGTCTGACGTTGCCACTTCAGCCTGTGACAGAGTGCCTCTGCTGTTTCTCCAGTATACGTTCAATTGCTTAGCTCCTTTCTAGCTACCTATGATTGTAGTCGGAGTAGTCCTACAAGTCAAGCAACGAACCATATGTTGTATGAAAACAACATAATACCCCTACACCGACGAACGGCCTTGACACGATTTTTCAGCCCTGTATAATGACGTTTCAGCACCGCACAACTAAGCCCCTGCTTAAGCATCTGCTGCAGCCGTATGCTTCAGCGTACAACTAAGCCCACCATTACTTCTAACCTAGCTTCTAACAAGAAGCTTACTGAAACATCTGCTTCAGCCTGCTTAAGCATACGCTACAGCAGTTCTCTGGATTGTCAGTTTGGTTAGTAAATAGTGGCCTAGCCCTGCTGTAGCGTATGCTTAAGCATAGCAAACAACCTAGGAATCAAGCTTACCGCTTGACAACTGTTGTTTATGTGCTACACTAGAGACTTTAACTGTGCAAGTAAGGAGGTTAGAGTGAGTCAAACAGAAGTTACCGTGCCGAACGCAGACAGCACTACCACAGCCGTGATTACGTTCCTGAAGGACGAGCATGAACTGACAAAGCTGGCAAAGGCATTGGACAAGGCATCGAAGAAGGCAGTTGACTTCCTGACTTCCGTGCTAGAAGACGAGAAGGCGGATAGCCTGCGGCGTCAGCAAGCGGCAGAGAGAATTCTGACCTTTGTGCTGGCTGCAAACAAGCAAATCAACGATGACAACATGGCACGGCTGATAGCCCAAGCGAAGCTGGGTGGGGCAAAGGGTCAACCCATCCCCTTAGGCGAAGGCGGCAAGCCCACGAACACCTTGCCGGGGCCGAAGCTGGACTTCGACAACGTGCGTCAAGTCTAAAAAGACAAAAGGAAGAAAGATGGTAGCAGCCGTCAACATCACAATCAACCAAGGAGAGACATTCCGGCAGTCTTTGGTTTGGAAGGCGGGAAACCCGCTAAGCCCGGTAGACTTGACAGGTTGCGCAGCCAGAATGCAAGTCAGAAGCACGGCTAGCTCCAACACGGTGCTGGCTTCCCTTACGACTGAAGATGGCAGCATCACCCTTGGCGGTGCTGATGGCACCATTTCTCTTGTCTTAGACGACGTGACAACCAGTGGGTTTACTTGGGAGTACGGGGTGTATGATCTTGAAATCGTGATGTCAGGTGGGGATGTTGTTCGTCTCATCGCCGGAAGCGTGTTAGTAACGAAGGAAGTGACGCGATGACTGATACTACACTCGTGGTGCGGGAAGTTCAACCTGCGGTCATTGAAGTGGCTAGCCCCGGCCCGCAGGGCGTTGCCAAGAGTGCATATGACGTTGCTGTCGATAATGGTTTTGTGGGCACTGAGCAAGAATGGCTGGATTCTCTCGGGGGTGCCACGTGGGACACGTTGCAGGGTAAGCCCGCTACGTTTCCTCCTAGCGCCCACACGCACCAGATTGCGGACGTTACTGGGTTACAAGCCGAACTCGATGGAAAGGAAGCTGCAGGGACAGCCGCTGCCGCTGTTGCGGGGCTCACCAAGGCCAGTGTGGGGCTTGGTAGTGTAGACAACACGAGTGACGCAGAGAAGCCCATTTCCACAGCTCAGCAGGCTGCCCTCGATGGCAAAGATGCAGTGGGAGCAGCTACAGCCGCCGTAGCTGCTCATGAAGCAGCCCTTGACCCACACCCGCAGTACACAACAGCGTCCGAGGCTGCTTCTGCGGCTCCCGTGCAATCCGTAGCTGGGAAGACTGGCGCAGTGACGCTCGGCAAGGTTGATGTGGGCCTTGGAAACGTTGATAACACCAGTGATGCCAGCAAGCCAGTTTCGACGGCTCAACAAGCCGCATTGAATGCCAAGCAAGATACGCTGGTGTCTGGAACGAACATTAAGACCGTCAATGGGAATTCCGTTCTCGGTGCTGGTAACATCGCTGTCGCTGCCACACCGGCTGGTGCTACCACGCAAGTCCAGTACAACAAGGCTGGTGCATTCTTCGCTGATGCAGCACTCAGCTTTGACGATACAACTGGCAAGTTGTATTCCGCACAGTTTGTTGCTAATGATAGCTCATCAGCGCCGGGTTTCAGATTTTTTGGCAGCAACTCCGGTTTGCGCTATAACGCTGCGTCGGACTCTGGGCGAATTTTCGTATACGTCAACGGCTCCGACCGCTTCGCGTTTGGAACGTCCGGGCCTATTTTAGCGGGCAGCACAGGGCACGGCCTCAAGTGGACGGACGGTGCACAAACGTCGCTGACGCTCACCGCAGGACTGTCGTGGAGTGCCTCTAATGTGCTTGAAGTCAACAATGGTTCTGCAGGATCGTTCGCGGATTTGAAACTTCGCAACCTGAAGCCGCAAGTCTTTACGGTGGCTACACTACCTAGTGCTTCCACGGCTGGTAACGGCGCACGTTCCCACGTTTCTGACGCATCCGCACCAACATTCGGCGCAACTGTGTCCGGTGGTGGCACCGTATCAACCCCCGTCTACTCTGACGGGACAAACTGGAAAGTAGGCTAATCATATGGCACTGACACAAACCAAAACACTGAACGAGTTTTTCGTCCGATTAACCGATGATGGCACAAACGTCCAAGGCGTTCATGTCTCGGAACGTGAAGCAATTCAAAGTGATGGCGTGGAAATCTCTAGCCGCATTCTCTCCCCTCGCGGAGTCAGTGTGCAGGACGCTACAGCCCTCGGGGACATTGGCAACGCCATCAATCTCGCAGCCCTCGCAAGCCTGAGTGACAAGGACGCTCAGATTGCGCAACTGCAAGCAGACCTTAATACTGCCAATGGTGCCTTGACCAGTGCACAGACTGAGATTCAGGCACTTAGAGACAAATACGAAGTGCCCGCGACGGTGAATGGTGTGCCTCAGCGTGTCACTATGCGGCAAGCCCAACTCGCCCTCTTGGCGGCTGGCAAGCTGGATGCCGTGGACGCAGCTATCGCAGCTATCCCGGACGTGACGCAACGCATGTCGGCCCAAATTACGTGGGAGAAGTCTTCGGCTGTGGAGCGTAGCAATCCTCTCATTGCCATGCTCGCAGGACCACTCGGACTGGATGATGCAACACTCGATGCGTTGTTCATTGCGGCAGATAAGCTGTAAAACAGTTGACAAGCTGCGTAAAACCTGTACAATACGAAGTATGGAAACAACGCAGGGCTTGTAGCTCAAATGGGAGAGCAACTGCTTTGCATGCAGAAGGTTGCAGGTTCAAGTCCTGTCAGGTCCACCAGAGTTTAAGTTAGACGTATACCGCGCGTGGAACGTCCGAGGTAGTGCGAGGCTTCCCCATATTCATCGCTCTGGCACGGAGCTTGGCGGACGTAAGAGCCGTAGTGCGAAACGACGCTGGGGTCGCGCCCCGGTAAGGTAGATGGCACCTTGTCCAAGGCCGTCCTATCGAGTGAAAGGCTCGTACAAACATAGCAGGCTAGCTCAGCGGTTAGAGCAGCGCCCTCATAAGGCGAAGGTGCTTGGTTCGACTCCAAGGCGTTGCTACCATTTGCCGTCTATAGCTCAGCCCGGCAGAGCTACTGGTTAGGGGCCAGAGGGTCGCATGTTCGAATCGTGCTAGACGGACCAGAATCTAAGCGGAAGCTATGGGCTTAAATCTAACAGCCCTGCGGTAGCCTGCTACCAAGAGTCATAAACAGGTCGCACGGCCCCGCGTCACAGGGGCCAAGAATACAGGCGGGTACACTTAACTGATAAAGGGCCGGGCTCCAAATCCGTGCGTTGTGAGTTTGAATCCCACCCCGTTTGCCAAGGCGCTAGTACACACGTAAGTCCGTCAGGGAAAATAGCTTCGTGTCGTGAGTATCGAGGGCACGTAAACACCTTGTCATGCACCTATCGTCTAACGGTTAGGACAATCGCCTTTCGAGCGGTCAATCATGGGTTCGACTCCCTGTAGGTGTACCAGAACATCCCTGCTAGCTTCCGGCTGGCAGACGCGGCAACTTCGGTTGCTTGCCTTATTTTCCCTAGTAGCTCAGAGGCAGAGCGAGCGGATGTTAACCGCTAGGTCCGTGGTTCGATACCATGCTGGGGAGCCACGCCGTAGTAGCTCAGTTGGCAGAGCAACTGATTTGTAATCAGTGGGTCAAGGGTTCGATTCCTTTCTGCGGCACCAAAAGAAAGAAAGTAGATGTCGGGTTGCCGTACTTGCGGCGAACCAACGTCGCTATCGAGAAACAGCTATTGCAGCATATCGTGTCAGCACGAGTTCTCTTTTCGCAAGAAGTATGAGAAGTTCTTAGCTGGTGAGACAACGCTTACAGACCCGCGTTCTGCCAAGAAGGCAGTTATCCGGCGTGACGGCTACAAGTGTTCGTGCTGCGGCTTGTCAGAGTGGTGCGAAAAACCACTGACATTGGAATTAGAACACAAGGACGGTAACTCGTCCAACAATCAGCCTTCCAACCTTTGCTTGTGTCCAAACTGCCACAGTCAAACGCCAACATACAAAGCGAAGAACAAGGGGAACGGAAGACACTCTCGCCGTCAACGATACGCAGACGGTAAGAGCTACTGAGTGAGTCGGCCTGATGTCGCCTACAGCGATCAACCTCGTAGGGCTTCAGGTACATGCGTATGCATTGAGAAGCGTGGGTGAACCATGCCTGCCCTGCCTTTCCTCCTTTCAGGGGCTACGACAAACCACAAGCAATTTTCGCTTCTAGGGCATAGCCCGCGACACAGCCCTTACACATTTGGCTGTGGGCGAAAACTATCACCTACCTTGGGGACGTTAAAAACGAGTACCGCTGTGAAGCGAGAAAATACCTCTGCGACGAAACAGCAGACCCGCATGGATGGTAAGCGGGACGAACATAAAGAGTATCCCGTCAAACCTGTCTCGGTCTGAAATGACAGGGCTCTCCACTGTGGGGAGTGCGACATCACGGATTTACGTGTGAAGGTCTAGGACGCTAGGCTGTAGGGAATTCTCGCTGGCGATAACCCAGCACTAATTCGATTCTCGTGGGATGGGAAGAACAGGAGCGCGTCCTGTCTAAACAAACGGCACACGCGGCCCGTATGCGTGCAGAAACAACAGCGGGGACTAATTGTGGAGAGGGCTGGTAGCAATGACCAGCCAACACCCCGGAGCATGTTTGTAGCGTGGCACGGGGTCGCAAAAGCTCAATGCCTAAGCCTTCAGTGGAGGCTTGGGCTTTTGTCGTTGGAAGAAACAAAACAGGAGGGCAACATGTCCGAAGAACAATTCGACACCCGGCCCTGTAGCGAAAAGCAGCGTCTAGTCCTTACGGACGATGAAACAGATGTGTTGTTAGTAGGCGGTGGAGCGGGGGGAGGGAAGTCTTACATGGCGCTATTGAAGGCGCTTAAATATTGCCAAGACCCTAACGCTAAAGTTCTTATTGTCCGTCTTACCTACCCGCTGATTAAGGCTATTGGCGGGCTGGTGGATGAGGCTAAGCATATTTACCCGCATTTTGGGGCTGAATGGAGAGTCCAACCATTGGAATGGGTGTTTCCGAACGGCGCTGTTATTAAATTCGTAGCTATGCCCGCTGATCGCAAAGACGTGCAAGGCTGGCAGGCTACGAACATCATCGTGGACGAAGGCGCTGAATTTCAGATGGAAGACATCCTTGCCTTGATTGGTCGTCTTCGCGGTGCACGCTACAAGGGCAAACTCAGTGTCACCATTACGTGCAACCCCAGCCGCCAATCGTGGCTGTATTCGTGGGTTGAGTGGTGTCTCGATAAGACTACTGGCGTTCCGGTGTCTGGCACAGAAAACATCACGCGCTGGTTCGTTATTCTGACGGGTAAGGTGAAGTGGGGGGAGTCACCAGAGGCATTGTACGCAGAGCATGGAGCAGGATACAAATTAGGAAAAGACTTCATTCCGATGTCTTTCCGTTTTATCCCTATGACGGTTTATGACAACCCCGTCCTGCTGAAAAACAACCCAAGTTATCTCGCCAACCTGCTTGCGCAAACTCGCGTGGCCCAACTTAGATTCCTGCACGGCTCGTGGACTGCTGTGGTGGAAGGCTCCAGCTACTTTCAACGTGCTTGGGTGCCAATCGTCGGTGCGCCCCCGGTGGATGCTACACGTGTACGGTCATGGGACTTGGCGGCATCCGTGCCATCAGAAGTGAATCCCGATCCTGACTACACGGCGGGCGTCCTCTTATCTCGCGATAAAAACGGCATCTACTACATCGAGCATGTAAAACGCTTCCGCAAATTGACGGACGGCGTGCTGACGGATATTGCTGCAACAGGCACGGAAGACGGCATGGACGTGCCGCTGACCATTCCTCGGGATGCAGGTGCTGGTGGCAAGGCAGCTAATACCTTCTTCGTAAGATATTTGGCAGAGCGTGGCTTTATTGTACGCTCCGTCACGATGTCAGGGCACTCTGGCAAGGTACAACGCTTCCTGCCTTTCGCTGCTATGTGCGAGGCCGGTCTTGTGCGTTGTGTCCGTGGAGAGTGGAACGATGAATACTTTACCGAACTGGAAACCTTCACTGGCGAGCGAAATCAACACGATGACATGGTGGACGCCACGTCCGATGCGTTCAACCAGCTTTGCAAGCAAGTGGTGCTTCCTACGTTCCGTATCCCTGATATGAGCCAAGCAAGTCCGCTTCCAAGGCTCTCTAAATAGCAAATATTCAAAAATTGTCAAGAAAGTAGTTAAAAACCCTTGACAGTTAGTTGTTTTTATGCTACAATCCGCGTATTAAGAAAATAGGAGCGAAAGATGGCTGAAGACAGCACAGACAATTCGGCTGGTCTTTCAGCCGACTCCGACGCCTCCCTGCCCCGCGTGCGCTTCAGCGAGCAAGGCTTCTCCGGGCTCAGAGTTACAAATAAACAAATCTTAGAAGAAGCCAACCGCGTTTTCCAATTCCCGGCCTTCCTAAAGACAGTCTCGGAAATGCGGGCTAACCCTACGGTTGCCGCCGCATTCAATGTCTACCGGATGTTGATTTCCCGTGTGAAGTGGACTGTGGAACCTCCCGAGAACGCCACGGATGATCAAAAAGCCCGCGCCAAATTCGTGCAGCAATGTATGCATGATATGGAAGGTAGCTGGGGTTCGTTTATCAGTGAAGTGCTAACGTATCTGGAGTACGGGCATTCGGTGCAGGAAAAGGTGTTCCGTCGTCGCCTGCGCAACAATGGTAGCAAATATAACGATGGTCTGGTGGGTTTGCGCAAGCTCGCACCACGGGGCCAAGACACAATCAAGGACTGGATTTTCTCTGACGATGGCCGTGATCTGATGGCAATTGGACAGTCAACAGTCAATCTTGAAAATTCGTTCCGATACAAGAATCTTGTCACGAACGAAAACGGCGTGATTGAAATTCCCCGTGTGAAGTTTTTGCTTTTCACGGCTGACGCGACAAAGGGCAATCCGCAAGGGCGAAGCCTCCTGAAGCCGATCTATCTCGCTTACAAGCGACTGGAACTGCTGCAGGACCAAGAACTGCTTAGCATCGCTAAAGACCTCGCGGGCATCCCGTTAATCGAGATTCCGCCTAAGTACATGGACCCGAACGCTTCCCCGGAAGATAAGGCTGTGTATGACATGTGCAAGCGTATCGTTGATAACCTCGCTAATGGTGAGCAACGTGGTCTGGTCTTCCCTAAGATGGCAGACCCCGAGAGTAAGCTTGAACTGTTCAAAGTGTCTCTGCTTGAGCGTAAGGGTTCGGGCGTAAACCTAGACGCGGTTATCCAACGCTATCGGATGGAGATTCTGCAAGCCCTGTGCGTTGATGTCATCGCCATGGGACAAGACGAGGGGGGTTCCTTCAGTCTTGCGGATAGCAAAACCAACATGTTGACGCTTGCCCTGAGTCACCGACTCGGGGAGATTGCCGAAGTGTTGAATACGGACTTGGTTCCGCAACTGTTCGCCCTTAACGGCTGGACAGACGAAGAACTGCCGAAGTTCAAGGCTGGAGATATCGAAGAAGTCAGCATGGAAGAATTTTCCAAGCTGGTGCAGCGCGTTGCCTCCGTGGGTCTGGTTGAAATTGATCGGCCTTGGCTGAACAAGATTCGTGAAGTGGCTGGTATCGAGCCGCTGCCTGATGACGCTCCCGTTGACAAGGAAAAGCTTACGGGCGCTTCCTCGAATAGCGGAAAGGGCATGGAAGTTGGCCGCTCTGGAAACGGTACGGCCAAGATCGGCGGTAAGGGTTCCGGTAAGGATAGCTCCGCTGGAAACAACGAGAACGCTGCTTAGGGAAGGACCGAAAAATGAGCAACAAGAACAAACTACTGCGGCTCACGGAGTCTATCTACTCCCGTCCGCACCTGATTAGCGATGCAGGCTTCGCTGCAATCTCGCACTACCTTGACAGCCGCAACATGGGGATCATCCTCATGGGCGACGAAGAGGGTGTTGAGTATGTCACCCCGAAGCCGCAAGCTACCGGCAAGGTCGGCCTGCTGAACGTGCACGGAGCCCTTACCTACAAGCCTGTCATGGGCATGTGCGGTGCAGTTGGTACGAGCTACGAACAACTTCTGGCTGACGCGAGCGAACTGATTGACATGGGCGTGAAGCTTATCGTCATGGACTGTGACAGTGGTGGTGGCGAGGGCTACGGTGCCTTTGAAACAGCCGACGAACTTCGTAAGATGTGCGACGAAGCTGGCGTTCGTTGGATCGCCTACAACGATGGTGTCACGGCCTCTGCCTGCTACGCTCTAGCATGTGCGGCTGACGAAGTTATCTCCAACCCTGCGGCGGAAACGGGCTCCATCGGTGTGCTGATCGCTCTCGTGAACAACAGCAAGGCGCTGGAAATGAATGGCTACACACGTACCTTCATTTCGGCAGGCGAGTCGAAGATTCCCTTCGATGCAGACGGTGAGTGGAAGCCTGACTTCCTTGCCGGATTGCAGGCAAAGGTGGATGCGATGTACGCGCAATTTGTCGCTCACGTGTCCAAAAACACGGGCATGTCTGAAGAAGACGTGCGCGGCACACAGGCAAAGATGTTCATGGCGGAAGAAGCCTTGAAGCTGGGTCTGGTTAACAAGGTGATGACTCGTGCAGAGTTTATCGACTACATCGCAACTCAGACACAAGGACTGTAAATGCTGGATGCACTGAAAAAGAAGCTGGGAGTCACTCAAGACGCGGCCCCGCAAGCAGACGCTTCGGATGCTGTGTCGCTCGCTGTGAGCGTCACTGATACCGAAGAATTTAAACAACTCCTGTCCGATTTCGGTACGCTTAAGGCCGCGCACGACTCGCTCGCTGCTGACCTGAAGGCCGCGACCGAACTGCTGGACGAAACCAACGCCAAGCTCACGGCTGCGAATGAACAACTCGCAACTGCACAAGCTGCCGTTGATGCTACGAATGCTGCAAAGGCCGCTGCGGAAGCAGAAGCCCACGCACGCAAAATGACCGCTCGCAAAGCGGCTGTGGTGGACGTGATCGGTGATGCGAAAGCTGAATCGTTCCTCGCTGCCACTGAGGGTCTTGACGACGCAGCTTTCCAAGCTGTGGCTTCGGCTCTCACGGGTAAGGCTGCTGCTGAGGCAACCTCTGCTCTTTTCACGGAAGTCGGTGTTGACGGTCAAGTCGATGCCACGAACCCTGCCCGTACCGAATCGAAGGAAATGAAACTCCTGCGTGAAAAGTACAAAGGAACCGACGCTAAGTAAGCGTCACAAGCAAACAAGGAAAGAAAATGACTGTCATTGCAACTGACTCCACTCGCTTCAGCGCCGTTGTGAAGCACGAATATGAACCGCAACTGGGCTACTGCCGCGATGTTGTGACTGTGAACGACGCTGCTCAGACCCTCAAGGTCGGTACGGTGCTCGGCAAGGTCACTGCTACTGGCAAATATAAGGTGCAAGACGCCGCTGCAGCCGATGGTTCGCAAAACGCTGCCGCTGTGCTGATTGCCGATTCGGCTGGCCTCTCGGGTGACATCACTCTGGCGAACGCCACTGACACGAAGGTGTTGGTTCTCACTCGCGGCCCGGTGATCGTGTCGAAAGACGCTCTCACGATGGGTGCTGGCACGAACCTCGATGCAGAGAAGCAAGCTGTGTACGACGCCCTTAAGGCGCTTGGCATCCTGTGCGAATCCGCTGCCTAATTCAAAGCAGTAACCTAACCCAAAAAGGAAACAACAAATGATTATCCGTAGTTTCGGCAACGGTTTCGAAGTCACTGACTGGACTGAAGAAATCAACGTGGTCCCCAACCAGTGGGGCACCATCGGCCAACTTGGCATCTTCGCTACCGAATCGGTGGCTGAACACACCGTGACGTTTGAGGAAATCACTCGTGACGGTGCTCTGATCGTGGACCGCGTGCGTGGTGATCGTGCAACGCAAGGTAAGGACGCCAGCCGCAAGCTGCACGTCTTCGCCGTGCCCCACTTCCCGTATGACGACTACATCAGCCCGCAAGACATTCAAGGCAAGCGTGCTTATGGCAGCGCCTCGGAAGCGGAAACGCTGGAAGCCGTGCGTACTCGCAAGATGGAGCGCATCCGCCAGAACCACGCATGGACGTTGGAAGTGGCACGTGCTCAAGTTATCACGGCTGGCACGGTGTACGCTCCTTCGGGCACTGTGACGCAGGACTGGAACACTGAGTTCGGCGTGACGCGCCTGTCGGTGGACTTCACCCTCGGCACCAGCACGACGGACATCATTGCCTGTATCGAACAGGGTCTGGCGCACATGCAGGACAACACGGGCGGCGCAAGCTTCTCGGGTACTGTGGTCCTCACATCGCCTGAGTTCTTCGCCAAGCTGATCGCTCACGCTAACGTTAAGTCTGCGTATACGTACTACACGTCCACGCAAGAGCCCTTGCGTCAACGCCTCGGCGGCGCAGGCACTCTGCACCGTGAGTTCATCCACGGCGGCACACGTTTCGTGGAAATGCGCGACACGCTGGCTGGCAACCGTCTGATCCCGGCCAACAAGGCATATCTCGTGCCCACTGGCTCGGACATCTTCAAGACTTACTTCTCCCCTGCCAACCGTTTCGGTCTGGTGAACACACTGGGCGAACAAGTCTACATGTTCGAAACGCCTGCACCCAACGGCACGCGCATCGACATCGAATCCGAATCCAACTTCGTGAACGCGCTCCTGCGTCCCGCGATGGTGATCGAATTCACGACATCGAACTAATCCTTCGATGCTTCCGCAGCCCCTTCGGGGGCTGTTATTCATGGTGGGTTTGCTGTGGTCTGAGTAGACCTACGATGAATAACAGATAAGGAGAAAACAACGTGAGTTACTTTAACACTACATTCTCGGCATTCTTTACTCTGGAAGTGCTGAAGAATCCGCAGGGCGTTGCTCAAGCTCCTGCCCCCGCAATGGTGACTTGGGACGCAACTAACCACGCAGCCGGGGCTGTGATTTCAAACGGCGGGCTTACCGTTACCATACCGCAGAACATCGGTTCCTTCCCGAAAGCTATTGCATCACCATTCCAATCCACAGGCAAGCGCGTTTATGAATTGAGTGCCATTGCTGCGACGATAGATATGCAGTTGGGTATTTGTACGCAGAGCTTGGACGGCACAGAGACAACGAGCTACGCAGGACAAGATGCGAACAGTTGGGCCTACCTGCCTTTCGATGGAACTACTTACCATAACGATGTCTCCGGTCCTGTTACAGGGCCAACGTATACGGATGGTGATGTTGTGACCGTGGCTGTCGATTTCGACGCTGGAAAGATGTGGTTCGGCACAGCGGCAGGCGGCTATGCTGGAAACCCGGGCGCGGGCACTGGAGAAGCGTTCACGTTCACTCCGCACACACCGCTATCCCCGCTTGTGCTGGTTTCTACGTTCAGTGGTGATCCTGCTGCGGTGGTAACTCTCAATGCTGGCGGCAGCGCCTTCGCTGCGGCTCTACCTGCGGGCTTCACTGCTTGGCAGGCGTAATAGGAGGAAGACATGCCCACAATCGACCCGACAACCAACCTAGGCAAAGTACGGCTTCGCGTGGGCGACTTCCTGGACTTGCCAATCTTCCCCGATGCAGTCTACATCGCAACGTTGAATGATTGCGATAACAATGTACTTCGTGCTTCTAAGCTGATGGCGCAATACATCCTCGCTACGCTCACCATGCGCGTGCACGAGAAGATGGCCCAGCTTGAAGTGTACGGCAATCAGTACGTGGATAACTACGTAAAGTTCCTCAAGACTACGATCTTGAATCCGAACATGATGGAAGTAGCCCCGCTGCCGTATGGGGCTGAACTTGACGCTACACACCCGCTGTTGCAGTTCCGGGACGACTGGAACAAGATGTACATCGGCGGTACAGCGTCGGAGCAAACGCACTTGCAGGCTGTGCGGGGAATGGACCCGTATGGATTCTTTTAAGCGCGTAGTGCAAAACATGATGACTCGGTATGGCACGACGCTGACCGTGATCGTCTGTGGTGACGCTGTGTACAACCCAGCGACATCCGAAAGCGTCCCCGTGGAAACACAGTACATCGTGCCCGGCATGGTGTTTGACTTCACCCTGCAATCGAATGGCGCACAGACTGCGCCCGGCACATTGGTGCAAGTGGGCGACAAACAGGTGTTCCTCCAGCCCACAGCGGACGTTCCCCGGCTGCGGGCTGAACGTGACTTCGTGGTGCTGGGAGACAAGCGGTACAAGGTTGTTACCTACAAGGAAACCAATCCCACAACCGCAGACAACACGCTTATCGAACTGCTGGTAAGGGCGTAAGCCTTGACAACAGCAGCTTTGGTGCTATAATCCTGAAAGTGAAATAACGCTATGGCTGGTAGTTTCCTAGCAAGCCTACAGCGGAACATCGACAGGGTGAAGAAGGAAGTGGATGTGGCATGTTTTGCCATCTTCACAGATCTAGCCCAAACGGTCGTCTACAACTGCCCGGTCTTACGCGGCAACCTGATTAACGACTTCTGGCCTGCCTCTAACAGCTACAACTACACCGTGCAAACGGTCGTAGACGCTGAAGGTCAAAGTGACTACCAACCCCACTCCGACAAGACGGGTTCCGGCTCAATCAGCCGCATCCGCGACGAGAAGGATGCTGGTACGTTCTACGGGAAAGACGGCTTCCTTTCATTCAGCACGAGCGTCCCCTACGCCTACCGTATCGAATACGAAGGCTGGAGCGAACGTAAAGCCCCTGCGGGCTTTATGCGCGTCAGTCTAACGCAGGTAGCAGCGAAATACAAGCATAGCGTGGGTCCGTTTGTCGGCCCCCGCCAGCCTTAAGGAGCGTGCATGAGTCTCAGGACTGAAATCGAATCGAAGCTAGACGCATGGGCTGCTTCGCAGGTTCCGCCTATCCCTGTGGCATACGAGAACAAAGACTTCGCCAAACCTACCACAGGGTCTTACTTGCAAATTTTCTTCCTTACACCCGCTGTTGTCAACCCTGACGTAGCGGCTGAACGGGAGCGTGAAACAGGCATCTTCCAAATAAATATCTGTGTTCCTCAGAACACTGGGTCGAAGAAGGCTACAGACTTGATAGCGGCGCTACGTGCCCTCTTTCCTGTGCTGCCGAAGACTGGAACTGTTTCCATCGAGCGTCCCGCAAACGTCAGTGGCGGATTCAACCGGACGGATGGTTTCTTCGTAACTCCGGTTTCTTTCAGCTATCGACAAGAGCGGTAAGCAGTACCGAAGGGCAATCCGCCCAATTCTATCTTTTCTTCAAAGGAAACTAAATGGCAGTCATTGCTCAAACAGCCTTCAACAAGGCAACAAGTGGGCCGACAACAATCACTCGCACAGTGTTGTCTGCTTCCGACACTCTGGTGTATACGCCCGGCGCGATGCTGGAACTGTTCAACACCACAGCGTCTCCTGTGACCGTCACGATTGACGGCTCGGGTTCTACAACTATCTCCCCTTCCGGCTTCGGCGGAACCGTGGACGTGTCTGCAGGCAAGGCCATCGTGGTCCCGGCCTCTAGCACAGTCTACGTGAACCTCGATTCTATTGCCGCGTTCCTGCAAGGCACCGTGGCTGTCACTGGCGGCGTTGGCGTCACTGCCCACATCGTCTACTAAACCAACCGCCAACAAACTCTCTAAGGAAACATAATGGCAGTCTCTCAAGCATTTACTTCCGCTGGCACCACACTGTACGTGTCTGCGTCCCTCCCTGCTACCAACGACGCGGCGGGCTTTACGGCTCTTGCGTGGACGAAGGTTGGCGAAGTTGTGGACCTCGGCTCCTACGGCAAGAAGTACAACCTCGTCTCGCATAACCCCATTGATGATCGTAAGACCGTCAAGCGTAAGGGCTCGTACAACAACGGTACGCTGTCTGTCAAGATGGCTCGCGTCCCTGCGAACGCCGGTCAAGCGATTATCCTGACGGGTCTTGCATCGGACGCTGGTATCTCCTGCCGCGTGACGCTGCAGAACGGCACGATCAATTACTTCCAAGCTGAAGTCATGTCGTACACGACTGAAATCGGTTCGGTGGACACGATCACGTCCGCAACGGTCGATCTGGAAGTGACAGAAGACATCGTGGAAGTCTAATCCCACTGAAAGAGGTTTGTGCCTCTTTCTAAGCTGGCTCACAGGATTGGCTTAGAAAGGTGCATAGCATCTTAACCCAATGGAGCATTCGACTCCAACCCTCAACCAAACCAAAGAAAAGGAATCTCTACCATGTTTGACATCAACACTCTCGCCATCCGTGACTCCGTGACCGTGCAACTCCGTCACCCTGTCAGCGACGAACTTCTGTTCGCGGACGAGGCCAAGACTCAACCCGTGGAAGCCGTGCTCTATGGCACAAGCTCCAAACAATACCGCGCTGCCATCAACGCGATGCAAAACCGGCAACTGAAGCGTGGCAAGAAGCAAGCCAGCGCGGAAGTGATGCGTGAAGAAGGCGTTGCCCTGCTCGTAGCCTGCACACAGAAGTTCAACAATCTCTCCGTGAACGGTGCGGCGGCTGACAACGAAGAAACCATCCGCGACCTGTACACGAACGACTCCTTCTCGTGGGTCAAGTCTCAGGTGGATGAAGCCCTCGGGGACGTGGCAAATTTCATCTAAGCGTAGAAGACCAGCTAATCCTTCACGCTCGGCAAACCGCATGGCTTGCCGCAGTTCCCGAAGGGGATAAGATTAGCCGTCTGGAACGTATGCGTCAGCCTGTCCCGGTTGACGAAGAAAATCCAGACGCTGCAGAACCGACAGAGCCACAAGAGATTCCGTACCCTGAAATACCAGCGGGGGCTGAGTATCTTGTGGCTCTTTTTCATTCTGCGGGTGTTGCTACGCAAACAGGGATGGGACTTATACCTCTTAGCTGGCAAGAGATTGAAGCCTTTGTGAAATGCACACAGGCAAGTGTCACACCGTGGGAACTCCGTGTGATTAGGAAGATGAGCGAAGCCTATTGTGCTGAATACGCGCGTGCCTCGGACAGGCTCCGCAAAGCTCCGTATCAAGCTGTGATTGAAATTCCTACTGAAGAAGTGCGGGAGGCAGTTGCAGCCAAGGTGATGAGTGTTCTCGCGACATTCAAGAGAAAATAAAGGTAAACACAAATGAGCATTGATGTCAGCACCCTCGCAGTCGAGGTACGGTCCACAGGCATTAAGGAAACCAGTACAGAGCTAAACAAGCTGTTCGTGGAAGCTGGTAAGGCCGACCGTCGCGTCACCACACTCACAGCGTCTGTTGAAAAACTTTCCCAAGCCTTTACAAAAGGTTCAGCGTCCGCTATTGCCTATCAACAAGCTGTTGCGAACGCCAATCGTCAAGTTGGAGGTCACAACGCGACGACCACGGCCCTCACGCAAGCGATGGCTACCCTCGCCTCTGCCGTGGGCAAGTTGACGACAAGCTTCAATGCGGTCACTCCCGCTATCCAGAATCAAACTCGTGCCATTCGCACGCACACCGATGCCATGAAGGATGCCCATGCTATGGCCCGTGGGCTCGCTGGTTCGCTGGGTGCACTGTGGGTGACGTATGGCCGTGCCGTTCCGATGGCGCTGGGCATTGCCGTGGGCGCTTCTTTTGCGGCCATCGTGAAGCAGGGCAAGGATGTTGAAAACACGCTGGAAGGTATCCGCGTGAAGGGTGAAGAATCCTATGCCTCGATTGATGCACTACGTGCTACCGTCATGGAGCTTGGCAAAGGCATGTACGGGCCACAGGAAGTCGCCAAGGCGCTTGAAACCCTCATCCTCGCTGGCCTAAACGCCAAGCAGGCTATGGCGGGCGTTCGAGATGCGCTGAACCTCGCTACAGTGGGCGGTACTTCGATTGAGAAGGCCGCTGGCACGCTCGTGCAGGTTTCTACCTCGCTGGGGTACACCGCTGAAGGTTTTGGTCGCGTGGGTGACGTGATCGCCAAAACGGCGGCTGTGTCGATGTCGTCGGTTGAATCTCTGTCTGAAGCCTTTAAGTCGGCGTCCGCTGTTGGCAAACTGTATGGTGCTTCGCTGGTGGACATCGGTACTGGACTCGCCGCCCTGTCGCAGCTTGGTATCCAAGGTTCCGCTGCAGGTACTTCGCTGAAGAACTTCTACAAGGAATTAGCATCCAATGCAGACAAGGTGCAAAACGTGTTCAAGTCGATTGGCTTGAGCCAAAAAGACCTGAAGGATGCGAACGGCAACTTCCTCGACATGGTAACCGTAGTTGGTAAGCTTTCAGACGGGCTGAACCAGCTTTCCCCGGCAAACCAGAAGCTGGCTATGGATGCACTGGCGAACGAGCGCGGACTGAAGACGCTTGTTGAAGTGTTGGACATGTACCGTAAGAAGACGGACGATGCTGGCAATGCGCTGAAGGATTTCCGGGATCGTATCGCGGATTCCTACGCCTTTACGGCACTCGGTGCTGCGCAAATGTCGCTGACAGTGGAGAACCAATTCAAGTCTGTTAAGAATACCCTCAGCACTTCCTTTGTGGCAGCGTTCGATGGCATCCAGCCGCAGTTGCTGGTGTTCTCGGCACGTCTGAAGGAAATCTTCCAGTCTGACACGTTCAAGACAGCTATTCAGTCCATTGCAACGTCGCTGGCTGACTTGGCTGTTGTGTTGGCTGACAACATTGGCAAGCTGACTGCCATCGTGACGGCAATCCTCGCGTTCAAGAGCGCGATGTTCGTCATCGAAACTATCAAGTCTATCTCTACGGCGTTCGTCGCCCTGAACGAAGCCATGATTGCGGCCCGGCTTGGCGCTATCGCATTCCAAGCTTCGTTGGGTGTCATCGGTATTGTATTGCTGGCGGCTGGTGCTGCATGGGCTTATTACAATACACAGAAGGATGACCAGAATGACACGAAGCAACGTGCTGCGTTGACAACATTGGACGAGTATGCGAAGTCTCTTACTAAGGAGGCAGAGCGTATGGCAGAAGTTAACCGCCTGATGTTGGAAGGTAAAACTGCCCGCGAAGCTAGTGCTACGGCAACGGAGCGTGAAGCTCTGGCGTTGGCTGAGAAGAACAAGCAAGCCGCCATCGAAGCTGCACAAGCAAAGGTCAAAGAAGCTCAAAAGAACTACGATGATGCTGCGCCCGGTCGGTTCTCGATCAACGGCGAGCAAAGCTACAGTCGCGTGCGTGCCAAGGTTGAACTGGATGCCGCTATGCGCAATCTCCAGCAAGCCACTGCCACGGCAGATCAGCAAATGGCCGCCGTGGAAATTGCTATCTCGCGTAACCGTTCTGAGGCCCGCACCCAAGCTGCGATCCAAGCTGCGCAAGCTGAAGCGGCCCGCGCTAAGGCTCTTGCGGACGCGAAGGACGGTCAACTGGCCGTGAAAGGCAGCAAGACCGTGCAAAACACTATTGCGAGTGAAATCGCATCGTTGCATGAATCTGCCGCAGCGTACAAGGCTAAAACTGATGCTCTCGTGCAAAGTGAAGCCATTGGCTCCCGTGTGGTTGCTGACTCCAATGCCGCGCGTATGCAAGCCTTGCTGCTGGAGCCTAAGTATGCACATGCCATTTCTGAGTCCACAAAACAACAACTATTGAACGCAGCCGCTGAAGCTGACGCCAACAAGTTTGCGTATGACAAGGAAGTTGCACTCCGTGAGTTGACAGAATCCTTGCAAAAGAAGATGGCTGTGGAAACGGCAAGTCTTGCAGAAGCGAACGCAGGTCACAGCAAGTTCACTTCCGTTGTGGAAGCTGAAACTGCCGCACTACTTAAGCAATGGGGCGTGGAAGAAGGCTCTGACCGCTACAACCGTCTGATGGCGATTGCGAAAGCTATCGGGGAAGTGACTGTTGCTCAGGAGCGTGCAGCGAAGTTCAATAAGGCCACAGATAATTTGATGACTGAAGCTCGTAGTCTCGTTGAGGCCGGCGATGCCGTTGCGGACTATGGCCGTAAGGGCAAGCAGACAGCATTGCAACTTGCTCAATTGCAGATTGCACAGAACGAGCTTGACCCCAGCACTCAAGCCACGATCATCAGCGCCCGTCTTGCTGCGGCTGCACTGCACGATCTTGGTAGTTCCTACAAAGAGCTTGGCAAGATTGGTTCTGACCTGTACAACTCCAACGAGAAGCAGCTTGCGGATGATGTTGCATCCGTCCTGACATCGGAGACAGAAAAGGTTGAAGCGCGGCGTCAAGCAACGCTGAAGACAATCGACTTCTACAGCCAACAAGCTGACGCTGCTTTCCAAGCCGCTGTCCTTGAGGGCAACGTCACGCAGGAAGTGCAAGAAGCTTTCGAAAAGGCCATGACCGCTCGCGCGAACGCGCTGAGTGAGTTGGATAAGCAAACCGAAGGCGGTATGAGCCGTGGCCTCGTGAAGGACATGGAAACGCTCACACAGCAGTCTCAAACTCTCGGTCAAACTCTTACAGACACCTTCGGTTCTGCTGGTACGGCCATCGGTGGCATGGTCACGGCTATGTCCGGGCTGGTGCAAGCGCAAACGCAATACGCGGATTCTCTGCGAATTGTTAATGAGCTTCGTGCTAAGGGCGACAACGCAAAGGCGCTGAAGGTTGAACAGCAAGCCCAATCGGACCTTGCTCAAAGCCAAATGAAGTCCTATGCGAACATGGCTGGTGCTGCCAAGAGCTTCTTCAAGGAAGGAACGACAGGCTACAAGGTGTTGTCGGCGCTGGAGAAGACCTACCGCACAATGGAAATGGCTCTGGCCTACGAGTCGATGATTCGCAAAATCTTCTTCACCCAAGCTGTGACTTCGGCGACTGTGGCGGGTAATGAGGAAATGACGGCATCGACTGTGCTGAGTACAGATGTCGAAGTTCAAGCTGCCTTTGCAAAGTCGATGGCGAACGCAGGCGTAGCCGTTACCAATCAGGGCGGCGGCGACCCCTACACAGCGTTTGCTCGTATCGCCGCAATGGCTGCAATTATGGCCGCGCTCGGCTTCGCTGTCGGTGGTAGCGGTGCTTCGGTTGACGTTGCAAAAGAGCGTCAAGCGGTGCAAGGCACCGGCACCGTCCTTGGTGACGAGTCGGCTAAGTCTGAATCGCTCTCCAAGGCTCTCGACATCCTGTCCAACAACTCCAGTATCGAACTGACGCACTCGTCGCAAATGCTGGTGCAACTGCGCGGCATCAACAACGGCATCGCTGGTATGGCTGCTACCGTTTCCTCTACGGCGGGTCTTCGTGGCACGTCTGCGGACCTGATGAAGATCGGTGTTGGTAGTTCTAAGAGCTTCCTCGGTTTCAGCAAGTCCTCAACTGAGTTGCAAGACTCGGGTATCTCGTTTGACCGCATTGCGTTGTCAACCCCGCAACCACTGACAGACGCAGATGGCAACCCTATGTTTCAGGCAAGGGGCGGCTCACTCGTCGCGCCGACACGTGCACAAACGCTCGGCGACGTGTTGTCGGGCGGTATTAACGCCCAAGGCTACGCAGACATCCACAAGGAGTCTTCCAGCTTCTTCGGCCTGTTCAGCGATAGCTCCAACGAATCGCAAATGTCGGCTCTCGACCCCGCGTTGAAAGAAGGCATGGCCCGCACGTTGGTGTCGATGTTCAACAGCGTGCTTGAAGCTGGTACGCAATTCGGGGTGAACCGCGACGTTGCAGAAAACCTCCTGAAGGCTCTGAACCTTGACGAACTCGGGCTGACGAAAATCAGCTTGAAGGGTTTGTCGGGCGCGGATGTTCAAAAGGAATTGGAAGCTGCGTTCAGCAAAGCTGGTGACGTGATGGCGGAAGCAGTCATGCCCGGTCTGAAGGAATTCCAGAAGGTCGGTGAAGGCTACTTCGAAACCATTGTTCGTGTGTCGTCCGGAGTTGAGAAGGGGCAGTATGTCCTTGAGCAACTCGGCATTCAAGCAGTGGCGTACTCGGATATCCAGAACAAACAAGGAGATGTTTCTGCGGAATTGGTGCGTGACAGTATCGTCGCTGCGGAAGGCTTTAACAGCAACATCGGCGATATCGTTGAAACGCTGCAGGGCTCTGCCGACGACATCGCTGGCGTGTACAAGCAACTCACGACGCTGCGCAATCAGTTCAATCAGACTGGCCTAAACGGTAGCAACCTGTCCGTTGACACCATCCGTGGTGCCGGTGGACTGGACGCTCTGAGCACAGGCATGTCTGACTTCGTGGATAACTTCTTCACGGATGCGGAGAAGAACTCGATGCTGAAGCAAACTTTGACGGATCAATTCCATGCTCTCGGGCTGGAATTGCCGAAGACGAAGGAGGAATTCAAGGCTCTGGTGATTAGTCTGGATGACGGTACGGCTGCGGGTGATGCGCTGGTCGGTAAGTTGCTGACTCTCTCGGGGACGTTCTCGGACCTGACGGATACCACGAAGACTTTGGCAGATACTGCTAAGGAAACGGCTGACAAAACCTTGAGTGCTGCGCTGGATGGTTTGAAGCGTTCGGTGGATGCTGAAAAGAAGCGTCTGACGGGTATCTACAATGCACAGGTTGAGGCGATTAAGAAGCAAGCTGATTTGGCTACCAAAGCCGAACAGGCCAAGCTCAAGCCCGCCCAACAGGTGTTGAAAGATGCTCAGTCGATCTTTGACGCGATTCAGAGTGCGATCAAGTCTACTGTCGTGGAGACACAGGCGCTGGACATCGCCCGCCGCAAGGAGGCTCAAAACCTCTTAGCTGGTGCAGTAAAGGCAGGTAATCTGTCGGATGTGGCTGGGTTCAAGGACGCCCTTACGAACGTTTCTAAGCCCAGCGAAGGCTTCTTTTCTACGCTTGAAGACTACCAACGCGATCAAGCACGTACCAGTATGTTACTGGCTTCGTTGTCTGGTAAGTCTAAGGGCGAAGTGGATAAGGCGCAGTTGACAATCGATGCTATCAATGATACAATTGATGCTATTAAGCAAACGTCTGAAGACCAGCTTAAGGCCCTCGCGGACAGCCATCAGGCAGACCTCGACAGGCTGGATGCAATCGTGGACGCTGCGCAATCGCAGATTGATGCATTGAACGGCATTGACACTTCTGTCAAGTCTATCTCTACGGCTCTGGCTAACTTCCAAACGGCACTGTCCGCAGCCTTCGTGGCTCACGGACTCCCGGCTGTGGGGGCTACGGGCTCCACAACTAGCGCGGGCGGTGGTGCAGGCGGAAGCGGCATCACTACCAACAACTTCGGCAACGGAGCTATTTCCAAGATCAGTTCTCCGGGCACATTTGCTCCGGGCTTTGATTCCTCGGGTGGCTACGCTGTAGGGGATGGTAGCACTTACGTCAACGCAGAACGTGTGGCCCAAATCGGTTCTTCGCTGAACAACGAGGTAGCGTACACCAATGCGTTCCTTGCACAGTACGGGAAACTCCCAGACTTGGTGAAGGGTGCGGCAACATCGCTGACGGTTGAACAGTGGGCCGCAATGTCGCCCGATGACATCCAGACAATGGTTAATCAGACGGCTGGTGAAGCGATGGGCGCTACGTTCACGCAGGACCAAGTTGCGACGATTACTGGTCTTGTGCCGAAGTTTGCTGTTGGTACAAATGACGTGCCGGAAGACATGCTCGCGCAAATCCACACGGGTGAACGAATCATCCCGGCTGCGGATAACGTAGAGTTGATGCGGCGTCTGAAGAGTCCCGATGAATCTGCACAGGCCCAAAAAGACCTGAAGGATGCTATCGAGGATTTGAAGTCAATCATCAAAGATGGTGACCTTGCCAACGTCCAGAAGACGAAAGATTTGTACAAAATCTTCCAACGCTGGGATTCGGATGGAATGCCGGTCACACGTACTGAATAAGGGGCTTCGGCCCCTTTTCTTCTTTTAAGAATTGAGGTTTAGCTAATGAAAATCATTCGACCCTTTACAGTGATTGACGCTGGCCTGACGAGTAATATTCCTGACGATGCCGCACCAGCCTATGACGCTACAACTGTGTATGTCGCTGGTCAGCAGGTTCTCTATGACACACACATCTACGAAGCACTATCGGGTAAATCCGGGACCGTGACTTTTGCAGGCGTTTCAAACGGAAGTCCGTTTGCGATCAATTGGACCGCACACGGATTAGCTGCAGGCACTGCGGTGATTTTTAGTGGCACAACACCTACAGGTGTTACCGCCGGTACTGTGTATCTGATTGCTAGTGCGAATCTTTTGGCAGATTCTTTTCAAATTACGACTCAAGCTGGCGCCTCAGTTACAAACCCGGGTTCCACCGCCAACACTGGTTCAGCCCCCATAACTGCGACCGCAGGTCCCTACAATCAACAGCCCGATAGCAACCCTACCGCGTGGTTGGATACTGGTGCGGAAAATCGCTGGAAGATGTTTGATGCACGTGTGCAAGCACAGACTGTTGGGGCAGATGGCACGATTGAAGTAAGCATTGCGATCACTGAGGTAATTGACACAGTGGCATTGCTAAACATCAGTGGTGCAACGACAGCTTCGTGTGTGTTCACGACGGTGGACGGTGTTGTGTACAACGTGACTGCGCAGACTCGGGCAGTGGAGGGAGTGGACGACATGTACGCCTACTTTTTTGAGCCCATTGCTTACGTCACTGACATCACCTTTGCTGACATTCCTCCCTACGCGAGTGGCACGCTGACGTTGACACTTACGAACGAACTGGGGTCACCTGTTTACTGTGGCGAAATGATTCTAGGTCATGCACTTAACATTGGCGACACAGAGGTTGGTGCAAAGGTCGGTGTGCAAGATTATTCAATCAAGAGCCAAGATAACTTCGGCAACTACACAATCGTACAACGTGCTTATAGCAAGCGAGCCAGCTTCACTGTTACGTTGGAATCGAAACTTGTAGATCAAACGCAAAATCTGCTGGCATTGTACAGGGCAACGCCGATTCTCTACATTGGAACGGAGCTTTATGGGGCTACGCTGGTGTACGGTTTTTACAAGACATTTGAAATTGACATCGGCTACTCAGACGGCACATCTACGTGTTCGCTTGAGGTTGAAGGTCTGACTTAATAAGGAATCAATATGACAATCACTGCACTGCCCACACCCCCTAATCGGAGTATGCCGCAAAGCACGTTCACCCCGACCGCTGATGCCTTTCTAGCTGCACTGCCTACGTTCGTGACTGAGACTAATGCAGTTGCTACGGCAATGACCCTCAACGCAACGAACGACACCAGCACCACAAGCGTTACGATTGGTACGGGAACTAAGACGTTTACTGTCTCTCCTAACAAGAGTTTCCAGCCCGGGATGTGGGTTAGTATTGCTAACACACCTGCGCCCAATACCCTAAATATGACCGCGCTGGTTACAAGCTACAACGCAACCACAGGTAATTTGGTAGTGGACGTTAAGTATGCACTCGGCAGTAGCACACTCAATGCTTGGACTATCTCTCAATCCGGCTTCGTTGCTAACGTTATAGGGGATCACGAGATTACCGTGCACACAGGTAATGGCTACGGTTCGACAAACACGAAGATTAGGCGCTTCACAACAACTCTTCGGCAAGCTGGCACGGCAGTGCAGTACGTAGATGACGCAGTGAACGGTGCGACTTTCACCATCGTGGATGCCGGGCTGTATGAGGTTAACTACACAGACGTGTACAACACTGCTAGTAGTTTCTTGATCGGTGTGACGGTGAACGCTACCAACCTAACCACATCCGTCAACGCTACACCTGTTGCCAACAGGATTGTGTTTGGGGCTGGGCCGGGGGGTGCAGCATTCCCTGCTTGCGTTACACGAACTGTGCGCCTTTTCAGCGGTGATGTAGTTCGTCCACACACAGACGGCCAGCCGAACGCCACGACAGCCTCGGTGTTGTTCTCTATCCGTAAGGTAGGCCTGTAATGCGAACGCTGCTTGTCAACACTCCGACAGGTGAACAAGCACTGTTGGAAGTGGATGTGCCTGTAGATCAGCCCGCCTACTTCGCTCAGTCGTTGGTAGTTTGGGACACCGCAGTCGATGGACCTTTAGCCGGTGACATCGTTCTCGGAGGTATGACACGAGTGGGGAATACACTCCAGTTCGATGAAGCCACCAAAGCAATTCACGACGAAACAGTCCTAGCTGGGTTGAAGTCTTCCAAAGAGGAAGAGATTAACAAAGCCCGGCTCGCTGCCAACTGCACCTACTTCATGCATCTAGGTCACAAGATTGCGTGCGACTCGCTAAGTCGCAGCGACATTGACGGCACTAACGGCGAAGTGACAAACAACGGTGCGTTCCCCTCGGGTTGGCCCGGGGGCTGGAAAACATTAGACGGAGGCTTCCTAACAATCAGCACAATTGCTGACTGGAAAGCTTTCTACTCCAGTATGTGGGCACAGGGTGCAGCCAACTTCGCCAAGGCCCAGCAACTGAAGTCTGCGCTTGCCTCTGCAACAACGCCAGAGCAGGTAGCAGCAATTAGCTGGTAACGCAAACATCATGAACTATGCAGAAGTACGAGGACGAATCAAGTCAGGTGATTTGATTGCCCTGACGCACAAGTCGTGGAACAGCCTGTATGACTTGCAGGTTCAAGCTGTTCGCATTGGAACGGAAAGCGAGTATTGCCACGTCTGTGTGGCTTGGGTAGTCGCTGGACGTGTGTTCGTTATCGAGTCGGTGACGCCTGTTGTGCGAATCTTCCCGCTGTCCAATCTTCAAGATCACGGCTTCTACTGGATGCCTGTTGGCGAAGATTATCCGATGACAGAAGAAGAATTGCGCTTCGGTTTGGCGCGGGTTGGCCTTGGAGAGTATTCGAAGGTGGAAGCCGTGCTCGGTCAGTTTGGGGTGCTAAAGATCGGTGAAGATGAGCTTTGGATGTGTGCGGAGCTTACTGTGGTAATGCGTCGCTTGTCCGGACTTGATTTAGGGCCGAAGGCGACGCCTGCCGCTGTAGTGGAGAAGGCACAGGAGAGCGGATACCCTGTGTATCTGGTCCTGAACGACAAAAACGATGAAGGTACTTGAGGGGGAGTAGTAAATGGATTTTGAAACGTTGAGGACGTGGGCACTGCCGCTGATTGGCGCGTTGTGCGCTGTCATGTGGTGGTTATACCAGCAGGCTAGCAAAAAGATGGACGAGACGGCGAAAGACTTGGCAGATTTCAAGCTTCATGTGGCAGAGAAGTATGTTAACCACAATGACCTTGCGGATGCGATGAATGGCATCAAGGAGGTATTGGGCGGCATGAGTCGCCAAATCGTGACCCTCTCTGAAGACTTCAAGGACTTCAGTAAGAGGGTTTATGACAAACTGGACCAGAAGGCCGACAAGACGAATTAAGGAAGAAGTGTGAAGGTAGAACAAATCATTGACGGCATCATTCGTACTGAAGGCGGCTATTCCAATAACCCGGCAGATACGGGCGGTGCAACGAAATACGGCATCACGGAGAAGGTCGCTAGGGCGCATGGCTACACAGGAGATATGAAAGACTTGCCGCGTGATTTGGCCTACAACATCTACCTACAGACGTATTGGCTTGAGCCGGGCTTGGACAAGGTAGCGCAGTTGTCGGAAGCGATTGCTGAAGAAGTGTGCGACACGGGGGTGAACTGCGGAGTGAATGCAGCCAAACCGATGTTGCAGCGGGCGCTCAATGCGCTCAACCGACAAGGCCGCGACTTCGCGGACATTGCTACAGACGGACAAATTGGCCCCGGCACACTAAGTGCTTTGGCTACCTTCCTCGCTAAGCGGGGGAAAGACGGCGAAGCAGTTTTGCTGCGAGTGTTGAACTCCCTGCAGTGCGTGCGCTACTTGGAAATATCAGAGAAGCGGCCAGCCAATGAGGAATTCTTCTTCGGTTGGGTTTTGAACCGCGTAGTCATTTAAGGAGCTACCTATGAAAGATAAGATCGCAGCGGTTTGGGAACTTTTCAAAGTAGGTTCCGCTATCGCAAACCCCGGCAAGGGCAAGGCCGTGCAACTGACGGCAACGGTCATCGCGGGCGTACTGCTCGCCCTTGCACACGTCTACAAGGCATTCACAGGCCATGACCTCCCCCTCGATCAAAGCACGGCGGATGCTATCGGCACTGGCGCTATCGCTATCATTAACGTTGTCGGCACACTCGTTACAAGCCGCACCATCGGTGTCAATGGATTGCAGCCCGCAGGCGAGCCCGATGCCGAGCCTATGCCTAGCCCTCAGCCAGCACGAGAAAGTGCCCCACAGCCCGTTTCCGTGGCTCCCGCAGGGGGTTCAGTGCCACGTGTCGATGACGCCACACGTGAGCGAGCCGCCGCTTGGCTCCGACAGCAGGAAGTTGACCAGTACGGAAAAGCTGGCGGATAACGTAAAAGACCTCGCCAGTCAAGCCCACGATTTAGTCATGGTCAAGCTGAGCGAGGTCGATGGCCTGACGGCCACAATTAAGTGTAAGTTTTAGCTCGTGGTAGAGCTTTGGACGTACTCCTTCGGGGGTGCGTCTTTTTTTTTTTCGATTCAGAAGCGGTGAGCCGTCGCCAACCCTGTTTTAATTGCTGAGTGCCCGTGGTACACTAGCGCCGGAAACAAGGTTGTGCTGACCATCACATTACTTCTTAAGGCCCTTCACAAAAGTGCCGATGCTGTTGAAGAACTCCACCGCCGCGTCAATCGTGGTGCTGATGGCAGCGGCGATGTCGGCGAACGGGATGGTGGGTTTCGTTGCGTTGTATGCAGCTTCCACGAGTTTCAGCGCCAGCGCCTTTTTGGCAGCGCCTTTTCCACTGGTGGAATCGATTTCCTCCAGTTCACGAATGACAGCGATGACTTTGGGCGTGATGCTCAGGACGGCGGAAATAATTTGCAGGTTCATGGTTTGGGTCTTCCTTAAAGGTTGTTGTTTCAGGGTTCCTCTTGCGAGGAAATTTCAGGTCGGTGTGGTGTCACCATCGAGTACGCGGTCAAGGGCTGCAAAAACTTCGCCTTCTTCCGCTGCTTCTTTGGTCGCTTCCTTGAAGCGGGCTTTGAAATACTTGGACAAGACCTTCTTAGGAAGACCCGTCTTTTCAGACGCTGCCGTTATCATTTCCTTGAACTCGGTTTTGTAGGACTCTGCCGCGTTCAAGATTCGGAAACTGTCGTCAGTGTAGCTCCTTAGCTCTGCTGGGACAATGGTGACATCGCCAACTGTTACGTTTTCGTTGCTGATTTGAAACTCCTAGTAAACTGACCTATTGACAGGTCTGGTTGATTGGTGGTAGTGGGTTAGATGTAACCCAGCACAACGCCAATCGGCGCAACGACAATGCCGATGACGCGAAGAATGTCCTGTACGCCAAACGCAGCCAACGCAGGGCCGTGCCAGATGGCAACGATGTTCGCTACCCAGCCGACAATTCCAGCGGTCCAAAGACCGATGAGGCAGCCCCCTAAGCCTGCTTCGGCCCCTGCGAAGCCAAAGAGGATGGTAAGGGCGACAACCACGCCCAGCATGATAAAAAAGAGCATAAGTTTCCTTTCTTGTACAGTTATTGAAGCCAGAGTGTTGCGTCGGAGTCTTTGAAGACACGTTCGAAAATCTCTAGCAGCTTGTCCCGGTTGCCATTCGCCAGCCCGCCACCGATGAACGGTAGATGGATGGGAATGCCTCCCGGCAGTTGGGCAGCGAATCGGGCCACAGTGCTCAGGGCCTTTTCCACTGCTTCGTAGTCTACGTAGACAATGCTCTTGTCGTTGCCGTAGAACTCTTGCGTGATGGCGTTGACGATGATGTGGCCGTCCGTGTCCGTGTAGCCGTTGATGTCACCCAGCATCAACCCGTGGGCCTCTTCAGCCGTCTTGTAGATTTTGTAGGCATCGGGGAACTTGTTCCGCAGCTTGCCTGCAAACCCACTCTCCATCTTCCCTTGTGCGTTGCAGCCGTGCACGATTAGCGCAGGCGGCTTCACGTTAGCGAATAAGTCGCCCTCAACGATCTTCAGAGCCATTACCTTCCTTCTTCGGATGCTTGAGGATACTCTTCAAGTAGACCTCCAACATCCCAATTTCAGTTTCGATCTTCGCTCGCCCGATCTTGGGGTCACGAACCTTCTTGACAGCGTGCAGAATGTCGTCTACACCCTTACCCTGCCTGAACACAAGGCCGTAGTCGGCCTCGATTGCAGCAACCCGGACGCCCTTAAGAAGCAAGTCCGTTGCGAGTTGGTAGTAGGACACCTTACTTCGTAAGTTCTTTCACTTCGTCCTTGACAACACGGGCTGCATCCACCACGGGCTCCAGTACGGCGTTGGCAACGTCAGCAACCACTTCCACAGGGGTAAGGGCCACTTCAGCCACCTTCGCCACTACGTCTGTGACGCTCTTGAACAGTCCAAACATCTTTTCTTCCTTTGTAAGAAGCAAGCAGTGTAGCACTGCCTGCCGAGCTTGTCAAGAATTAAATCACGTACCAGCGAAGGTTACGGGGAGCCGTAGGACCAGCATCCCGGAGTACCTTGCCAGTCTTTCGAGCATGGTCGCGCCCTTCGTCCCGCGTGGTGAAGAACTTCCGTTGCAAAGCCGCAGCCAACGCCAGCTTCACCGGGCTGCTCGCCGGGGCAGTTGCTTGCACAGCGGCCACGGCAGACTGGCCCACGAGTGCCACAGCGCGTTGCGTCAGCGCATCGTCCGGCTTGGCTTGACCGTTAGCCAGCCACGGGAAGTCCGCAGCCGTGAAGCCCGTACCCTTGGCAGGCCAGTACAGCACGCTCGTGCCTGCTACCAGCTTGCGGTTGATAGACGTGGACTGGATGAAGATGTCGAACTGTGGCGTGGCGTCGGGATGCAGGCGCACATAACCCTTGGGCGAACGCACAGGCATGTTCAGCAGTTGGCGTGCTGCGTCACCGCTGTACACCTTGCCGTTGGCCTTGTCGCGGATGGCAATGAGCTTGCCGTCTTGCACGCGGGCTTCCGTTTTCGTCAGTTGGTAGAACGCAGCACCCTTCAGGAACGGCGCACCGGCAAGGCGCTTCATAGCCCACGGTTGGATTTCCTCGCCGTCTTCAGTAGGCAGCACACCCCAAATGCTCACTTCCTTGGAAACGTCCGTGAGCGTGGCTTGGACGGTTTGTGCCGTCACGCTCTGAGCGTCAGCGTAGAACACGTTGGAGCCGCGCTTGCCAGCCGCACGAGTCGCATAAAACGTGTCGATAGCCGTCTTCGTCTGCACGGTAGATTGCGCCATGCCTGCATCCGTTGTATCCCACTCTTGGATGTTGCCGGGATAGATGTTCAGGCCCTCAAGATACCCGCGTGCACCACGCGGAACACGGAACACAAAAGTCCAACGCTCCGTCTGCTGAAGCTCTGCGATCTTGCGGGCCAGCATCGAGCGGTTCCAACGCACCGATTGGTTCTCTTGCCCGTCAGTCGTCACCATGATAAGGAACGACACGTGGGGCTCGTTTGCATCCGGCAGGGATTCAAACAGAGTGATGAGGTCGCCAATGGCATCGTACATCGCTGTCATGCCAGCAACAGGCCATTGCGTCACAGGCTTCAGCACGTGCGGGTTGCTGTTGACAATGCGACGAGTAACCTTACTGCCGAAGTCCACAGCCGATACGATGGTATCCAGCATTTCACGGCTGGCAGCTTCGCGGATGGCTTGAGTGTTCGCGTTGGAATCGCGGATGGCAGCATTTGCCAGCGTCCCCATCGAACCCGAGTGGTCATCGGCAAAGCCGACATAATTCTTGAATTGCTTCGTCATTTTCTTCCTTTCGTTGTTAAAACTTGATAGTGGTGATGCCAAGCCGATACCGAATGGTTTCGTACTTCTCATCCCTGTGCAGCGAGCCGCAGTAGAAGACGGTTTCCAGTGCGCCTTGCGCTTCTTGCTCTCGCGTCTGCTGGTCGTAGAGGACGAAGTTGTCGCCCTCCTTCTCCACACGCAGCAAGCCCTTAGCAGACTTCTTCATGCCGTCACCCGTAGCTGGGTCTTTGAACAGTTCGCGGTCTTCACCCTCCACCACGCCGAACGTTGCCTTCATTGCCATGCCGAAGGTGTCCCGCGTCACGTATTGGTACGTGAAGCTGCCGATGCCGAACACGAGGTTGCCTGCGCTGAAGCCCTTGGCCGCAAGGCGGCTGAGGATGGCTTCCTCCCGGTCCAACGTGATGCTGTCACCGTAGATGAGGCCCACACGCTGATTCAGCGTCTTGTAGCCCTTCTCATTGGTGTCACCACCGAAGATGTCCCACAGGCACTCCACAGCACCCTTGACGACATGCTCAGGCACTTCCTTGCCGAGTGTGATACCCGTGGGCCACGAGTCGTCATAGCTGTAGTGGTAATCCACTTCGTACTCGTAGAACTTGCCTTCGTACTTCACCACTTCCTCGCCATTGACATCATCGTAGTCGTCAAGGCTTTGGATTTCCTTGTACGTCAGGCCCGTGATGATCTTCACCGGGTCGCCCGAATCGGGGCGGAACACCAGCTTGGCATTGCCCAGCGCATCGGGTTGTCGTGCGAGGATTTCATCCTTCAGTTCCAGCGCCGTTTGCGTGATGACTTTCCAGAAGTCCCACGTGTCGGACACGATAGACAAGATGCCAGTGGGGTAGCGAGCCATCAGGCGGCGGAAAGTTTCCTTCTCATCTTCCTTGCCACCCATGCACATGACGCTGTGCTCCGTAGCCGGAACGCCCCCGCCAAGCAGTTCGAACTCCGCATCGGCGTTGTAGTATTCCTCCAGCCAATCGAGGGCAAGGATGTTGTCCGTGCCGTAGCCCGTTGCAGCCATGTGTGCACCGCCCGTGGGGCCAGCCGCCATCAGGCCATCGAGTCCACGCATGGAGAAGTCGTGAAGCTGCCAATCCACGAACTGCGGGGCAGAGCCCGTGATTTCCTGCCACTTGCGTAGGATTCGGCGGAACTCGTAGGCGATGGTAGCCACAGTGATAGGCTTCCAGCATTCAGCCGAGAACGCATCCTCCAGATAGTTCGTCAGCCAGAAGAACTCCGGGTAGTTGGGATGGTTCGTCACCGTGAACAGCGGCACCTTCAGGTTCACACGGGAGCCTTCCGGCAGGGCCTTGACGATGACAGGCAGGAAGCCAAGATCGTGCAGGGCTGCAATGTGTTCGGAAGTCACCACGCCAGCACCCAGCGCCGCGTCCATGCGACGGGTGTAGCGTGCGACGACTTTGTGCTTGGGCTTGTCGAAGAACTCGCGGTTCCACTGGTCGATCAAGAAGCCCTTGACCATTGCCTGCAGGCCGAAGAACACCACTTTGCCGTCCCACTCCTTGGGCATCCGTGCGTGCGTTGCTGCTCGGGCCGTGAAGTTGGAGTACACCTGTTGCGTGCCGGGCACGTATTGGTAGATATGCCCGGTCTTGTAGAAGTCACAGGCGTGGGGAGGGAAGATGTTGAACATTGTTTCTGTCCTTTCTTACTTGTTGTGGTTGCTGATGATGAGTGGATGCAGGGAGTCTGCAGCCTTGCCCATGTAGTTCGTGACGTAGATGCGATCAACGATGCCGTTGAAAACATCCACGCCAGCCGAGAAGATGCCGTGCGTGACGTACAGGAAAATCTTCCCTTCCGTCAGAGGTCGCAGCTTCTTCGCAAGTTCCACGAACGTTCTGCCGCCATCGCAGATGTCGTCCAAGATGAGGAAGTTTCTGCTGCCGATATGTTCGCTGTACACGATGGTGTCAAGGATTGCTCCCGTGCGAGTGTCGCGCAGCTTGTCTGCACGCACCACGTCATCGAAGGAGTGTTCCTTGGCGAACGTCAGCACCTTCTTGTTGGCCCCGGCATCCGGGCTCACTAGCACTGTTTCATCGCGGCGCAGGGCTCCGGTAAACCAGAAGGCAGCATCCGCTTGGGTCATGTGCCGCAGATTATCCAGTAACGCAACGCCAACTTCAGAGTGGATGTCCTTCACGAACACAGCATCGAACTTAAGACTGTTGATGAAGTCGCACGCAACTTTCACGCTAAGTGATTCGCCGGGGCTGCACACACGATCCTGACGTGCGTAGGGAAGGTAGGGCATGTCCAACGTGATTCGGCCCACATTCACATTGCGACGGATGGCGTCCACGAGCAAGGCGAGATTGAACAGGTCATCGTTGCCTTCGAAGCGCATGACGATGCGTGCGCCGAGGTCCACGCCAGCTTGCGGAGTCTCGATACGCACGAGCGTTTCGCCACCGGGGAATCGCTTCCACGTGACAGGCACCTTGCGACCGTGGATGTACAGGTCGATCACAGGTAGTTCTCCTGAATATGTGCAGCCATTTCGCCCGCAAACGCACGACGAGTTGTCCCTGCTTCGCCTTCCCACATAAGGTGGACACCGTAATCGAGCGGGTCATCAGGCAGGTCCATATCGCGGAACACGTCTCGGCAGTAGTCGTAGCCAGAGTCCACAGGTTCTTCGCCAAGGTGGATGCCATTGGCGATGAAGGCGAACGCGATGTCCTTGCAAATGCCAGCAGTTGCGCTTCTGGCAGTAGCACCGTCACGCAGTTCGATCAACCGCTTCACTGCCACCGCGTGAACGCTGGGGCTGTACTTGCTAAGCAGATTTTTCATTGCTTCTCTCCTTGTTTGGTTGCTATGCCATGAAGTGTACGGTACTTCTGTTCCACTTCCTTCATATGGGTGTCAAGTTTCTTCCATTCACCCTTCTGGTGTAGCTCCAGAGCAACACTGCCCTTGCACAGCCACACGCCGTTGTAGATGACAGCGCCTTTCATGTGTCAGCCCATTGTGAACGTATCGCTGATACGGACGTTGGAGCGGTGAAGGCACTGCTCGTAAGCGGCCAACGGAATCTTCCACTTGCCGTTTTCCGAGTACGCATCACACAGGAAGGTGTACTTGCGGCAACGGTTGATGATTGTGACGAAGACCTTCTTCATTGCTCATTTCCTCATTGGCCTTTGGCTTCGTATTCGTAGATCAGACGGTCAAGAAAGTCCTCGCGCCACTTCGTCATGTTGACACCGTTCACACGAAGGAACGTTTCCAGAGCAACGCCTGTCTTCCCTTCGTAGCCGTACTCCGTGCGGGCGACGTATTCGTTTGCTGTGTAGTATCCACGGATGCGAGCCTGTACGATGAGGGCTGCTTCCTTGGCTGTCACTCGATCATCGACAGCGAGGTCTTCCAGAGCAAGGCAAATGAATCCGCCGTTGCGTTCGGAATGCATCAGTGTCTTTGCTTCGCGGAATGCTTCGGACAGCTTCACAGCGTCACTCCTTCGTCCTTGGCAACGGCTGCAGCAAGCATGAGCCACATGTAGCGAACACCTTGGCGCTCCGGGCCTTCCGGGTAGTTCTGGAACTTGCCCTTCAGACCGCCCGTGGCACAGCCGAGCGACTTCAGGAACTTGTCCGTAGCTGCAGCGCGACGATTTCTCGGGTTTTCGTAGCCCTCGAATTCCGCAGCCAGCGCAGAGTTGCAACTCCAGCGGCGATGATTGAAGTCATCGTTGTAGGGAAGGTACGTGTTGGCTGCTTCCCACAGCACGTCATGCATCTTGCGCTTTGCCATTGCTTGCTCCTTCTAGGATGGTTGGGGCAAAAAAAAAAAAAACGACTGAAGCACGCAGTGTGCCTCAGCCGTCCAGTAGTGTCAAGTCTTTTGTTGTTTCGTTGCTAAAGCCATTAGGTCTGCAGCCCCTGTCTTGGATACGGCAGCGAAGTCGCCCACGTAGACATCGCCAGCGTACACCTGTGGCACGGAACGATGGCCCTTGGCCTTGAAGAAAGCTTTCGCTCCCTCATCCTCCGTTACCATCTTCACTTCAAACGGAATGTTGAAGCGAAGCAGCAGGGCTTTGACTGCGGTACAGCCCGGACAAGCCGGGGTCGAATAGACGGTAAGCATTACAGGATAACCTCGCATTGGCCGCCAGCACAGGCCGCTTCCTGCGTAAAGCCCGTAGCGTCGTCGGTTTCAATCACCTGCGTAAGATCGATGCTATGAAGCAGCGACATCATCGCATTGTACTCTTCTTCCGTGCAGTCTTCGAACGGCGCTTGGATGTACGTCCCACCGTCATAAGGCAACACGCTGATGCCGTTGTACTCGTTGCGATGCTTCCACATCCACTCACCGCAGGCTTCCCACTCGTCAGGCTTCAGGCTGATGGTGCAAGATACGTTGTGCTTCTGCACGCCGCGATTATGGCCCGGAGCAATCCACTCCTGATTGAACCTGCGAACACGCTCCAGCAAATCCAAGAACGACTCATCGCGCAAGATGGAGCCCTCGGGAGCTTTCTGCGGAATCGTCAGCACGGCTTCAAGGTGCGGTTTGAAGTGGCAATCCTCCACAAGCTCCGGGAAGTTGGCCTTCACGTAGGCGTACAGCGGCTCGTTCTTTCCAAGGCGCATACGGCGACGGTAGAACGGAGCGTGCCATGCATGGATGCCAGATGAAGAGCCCACCACGATAGAGGCAGTGCCTTCAGGCTTGAGAAGCGAGGTCCGAGCAGCCGTATTAATGCCGACTAGCGATGCCACATCCTTGTTCACTGTCACCACAATGCGTGCGGCTTCCGTCAAGTCCAGTTTCAACACCCTGCCAGAGCCGATGCCCGTCATGGACACACCGATAAGGGCGTCTTCTTCCGTAACCTTCTTCCATTCATCCCGCAGATAGTGGAAGTCTGTATAGGATGCTTGCAGAGTGCCGATGAGGGTAGCAGCGGCTACTCGTTTGTTCAACTCATCTTGCGTCTCGACATCCGATGCGTTAACCGTAGTAAGGTTGCAGAACGAGAACATTCGCAACGTAGCCTCGACACAGTTGTGCGCAACAACGCCATTGACGATGCCCCAATGAGTTTCAGGCTCAGTGAAGTCAAACACTTCAGCTTCCCCCGCCGACAGAACAGCCGAAACAGTAGGAGAGCTTTCGCGAATTGCTTGTGCCAGTGCTTCACGCTTGTAGCCATGCACAAACGAAACGACTTCCGCAAACCGAATCAGGTTCTCAAGCCCAGCGAGGTTAACGTCATAGCTCTCCCGGCTTTCGTATTCTCCGTTAGGCCATTGAATCCGCTTCGCCTTATTTGTCGTCACATACGGCGTCATTCCTTTGGCCTGCAGCCACTCAACTACTTGCTGTGCAAGCAACTTAGATGTCGTCTTGAGAGCAACACGTTTACCAGATGCAATCACACACCCGTTTGCAGAGTACAGACCCATGAGGAAGTCGTCACTGCGGTTATCACCAAGCTGCCTATCAAACGTCTGTGTAACGGGCAAGCCATACTTGTCCACAAGCGATCTGGCAGATTGGAGGTAATGCCGATGGTTGTCTGACAGGGTGACCCCAAAAATGTCCGCTACTTCTACGTCATTCTCGCCAATGCACACCACAATTCCAGCCTTGTCAGGATTTGCAGCGTCCGTCAGGCACGCATCGCCGAGCATGAAGCCAGCTTTGAAATCTTCTTGAACGCGAGGAATAGCCTTGCCGGTAAAGTAAGGCATAAGCCGCTTACCTGCCAAGTCTTTAGCCTCGCACTCCGTTCCGTCATTCAGCATGAATGTGTGATTGGGTGTGACGTACAGGCTAGGCTTCCTTCCGGCCCTGCTGTGACGAAAGCGGACTTCCACAACAGGCTTTACGCCAGTGGACCACACCTTGCCAGCGGTGAGGTTGCCGTCCTTATTGACGTTGAGGAATTCCTTACCCACGAGGCTATCGATTCGTTTGTAGCCTTCGGAGGTAAGCAGTTCCATATCGCCCCTAAAGCACGGGTTGCTCAGAATCTCCTTATCGTTAGTCCAATAGACGCCCGGCTCCCCCGCGTTAGACTCTTCAACTCTCTGCCACAGACGTTGAAATGCGTCTTGATCGATTTCATCCCTGTGCAACACAGCGGAGTTGTTCGCACGCCCGCGCTGGGGGTTCAGTTCCCACCATGCACCGCTCTTGCAAGTCACCATGTCAAGGTCGTCATGGCTGAAGAACGCGATCATGGCTGCACGGCGGATACCTCCAGAAAGGACAGCATCGGCAATGTGACACTGCATATCATGGCACTCCAGCGTCGTCAGCTTGCGACCGACAGCCCCATTCAACACCGTGCGGAGATTTTCCAGACAGATGCGCAGGGGTTCCGGGCCGGGAGCCTTGCCGCCAGCAGTTACCAGCGTGGCACCCTTCGGACGGATATCGCGAAAATCAAAATCAGGGTTGGCCCTGCCCTCTGCGTACGCCTTCAGGAGCATCTTCACCGCGTCGCCCCAGCCTTCAATCGAATCGGAGACAAGGTAGCGCCTGCGTGTGGTCTTCGGTCCTTGGATGACGGGCAGCTTTTCAATATGATGCTTCTGCACGCTGTAGCCTACGCCTGTGCCTCCCAGCAGCAGGAACATGGTTTCACCAAAGGCCACTACATTGTCCACGGGGAGTAGGCAGCAGTTGTAGATTCTTGTGTGGTTGAGTTCAATGGGACGCCCGCCGAATTGCATGGATCGCATGGACGGGAGCACCTTCTTAGTCTTGACGTAATCCGTATACACGGCTCGGATGCTGTCCTCAAGCTGCGGGAACTTCTTCAGGTGCATCGCTGCATTGCGATCACAGATTTCCTCCCACGTTTCGCGGCGCTTGAGGGCGGGAATGTATTTGGCGTACTTGTTGTAAATGATGATGTCACTGAAGACTTGTTGGGAAATGTCCATGCTTTCCTTGTACTACTTGTGTGTTATGTTGATCCAGAAAAGAAAGAGCCGTGAAGATTGCTCTCCACGACCCGGACGATAATTATAGCACGTAGCTAGCTAGTCGTCAAGCTTACCGATTCTCAAGTTGGTAAGCACTTCCTTGTGTCGCCGGATGGTCTTCCTTGCAAGCTTCATGTCAGGTTGCTTCTGGTAATCCTCGGGCAGCTTCAGGCTTCCATCTTCCTTATGCTGGCTACCCCGAATGTCATCCAGAATTTGTTCCAGTTGCCGAATCTTGCTCACGATTTCAGCTTCATCGGGATTCGTCAGGCTCTCCGGGAAGTCCGTATCAGGCTCACCATCACGAGTTGCACTACTGTAGGCACCGATGCTGGATGCTTGATTCATCATTCGGCACAGTTCCGCACACAGGCTCATGTCCGTCAAAGCCGCTGCCGCCATTTTGTCTTCCAGCGTAGCAAGCGAGCTATTCAGGAATTCACGGTCAGTTCTCACTTCACCACGAATCACGAAGCCGATTTCCACGGTATTCGCAAGCGTGCGATGCTGGCTAACCGTGTAGCTCAGACCCTTGTTCAGATTGAAGCCGATGTCGTGCAGATACGGATTCACCAGCTTGTCATTGTCCGGGTGCACAAGATCGAAATACGTCAGGTGCGACAGTGCCGGGATACGCTTCAGGTCATAGACGCTGATTGCTTTCATGCCTGCGCTCCTTCACGATTTGCAAAAATACCTTCAGGTGCCTTCAGCGTCTTCGGGTCAATCTTCTTCCAACCCCTCGGCTTCAGGAACTTCCCATCCCGGCGCAGGATAGCGAAGCGGTTGAATTCTTCGTTGTGCACAACACGGTGGCAATCTTCCGGCACTTCACGCGGCATTTCCGAAGGAAACTTAGCGAGGTTGTTGGAGTCCACGTAGCGCATGTTTTCTTCAATGTCATAGCCCGCAGCCTCTGCGATCTGCATCAAGCCGCACACCGTCACCCAAATGTCTACTACTTCCTTGCCGAAGTTGTGTGCATCCCCTTGCTCCAACGCATCGATGCCTTCCGTCAGTTCTTCAAACACAAAGCTAAGTTGGCTATCCAGCTTGTTGTCAAAGCCCTTCTCGATTCCAGCACTGGCGGAAAGATTTCCAGTGATGGTGTTCATCGTGCGGATGTTCTCGTAAGAAGCCCACAGCGATTCCATGCAAATTTTACTCATCGTCTTTCCTTTCTTTAAACCTTTACTACTTCGCTCATGTTCACCAACGAAAAATGTTGGCGTCGGAGCCACTGCTCAAGTGCAGGGCACTCGTCCAGCTTGTATGTCTTGTCGTACTCATAACTCCGCCCATCTTCTAGGCCACCTATGAAAAAGCCCCTTTGGTCAAACAACGCAGGCGGCTCACCGTCATCCCAAAACGGGTGAAATGAACCAGCCCTCACGATGGCAACTTCTTTACCCTCTGAGATAGCCATGACATACAGCGGCAAGTTGGCGAACATCAGTTGTGCGGCGATCACTGCTTTTCCTCCGTCACTCTCAGGTAATCACCGAAGTCCCACTTCATTAGTTGCTCGTAGCACTCCTTCGTCACTACGTTCCAGTGATGATTGGGCCGGAACCAATACACCAGCTTCATTCTCGTACCCCGTGATCTTCTGTGTAGCCAGCACGCTTGAACACGTAGGGGCTGTCTTCCCCCCAAGGGATTCCGTCAGAGTGGCATGGGTTCAAGAACAGGTCGTCCATTGATGATAAGTCCAGTGCCAATAATCTGTCGTTTGATGTTCACATTCGCATAGGCGAAGGCGAAGCTGTCAGGGTCGATCAAACATCCAACCTGCATTGAGAAGTACAACCCCAGCGGATTCGCCCACCATTGCACATTGAAGTCCTCGTGGTAATGCCCCTGAACGCACGACATGCCCATCGTCTGAGACAACCTCAGCCCGTTCTTCGATTTCCCGTGGTGGAAGTACACGGGGTTCCCATCGGGCAACTTGATCGTAAGATCGTAGTGCCACTTCCATCCTTCACCAACGCCTAGAACATCGTTGTACGATTTCAGGTACTGGCGCGGGATGCCGTGATGCTTCGCTTTGCGATACAGCATGGAGCCATGGTTGCTGTCAATGATGTCCATACGCGGAAACATCTTCTCCAGCTTCGCCACAACCTCACGAGCCTTGTCCAGTTCCTTGCCTGCGCTGTCCAAATCCGGGTCGCTGTCATGAAACGACATCGCGTGCTTGTCCAGTTCGTCACCGATGCTGATAACCCGCGTCGGCTGATACTTCTCTTTCAAGCCAGCAAGGAACGAAAGAAGCTTCGGATGATGGTAAGGGATATGCATATCACTCAGCACCAGCACACGGCCATTGTCTTCCTTCGTTTCATCTTGTAGCTTCAGCTTTCCTGAACGGTCGCTCAGAATCACGTAGCCACGAAGGTAGTCACTGACGGTGGACTTCGGCAGGTTCAAGAGCCCCGCAATCGTTCGCCACGACAACCCTTGCTCGTGATAGGCGACAGCCTCTTGCTGCCATGTTTTCTTACTGCTCATGTAATCCTTATTCTCCGGTCAACTGTGTACGAATGTTTTTCGCACGGGTTGCGAGAGCGTCGATCTGTTTGTTGATGCTTGCCAGTTCAGAGCGCAGGTCTGTGAGCCGCTTCAGTTCAGCCTCGGCCTGCAGGGCATCAGCCTTGGTGAAACCAAGCGCATTCATGATGAAAGTCCTCCCATCAGCCGCTTGCAAACCGAACAGCGCGTGCGTGATGTAAGCGTCAAGCTGCCGCCCGATTTCCACGATGGTCAGCACGTCACCATTCTGCGGGGTCTTGTCCATTTGCCAGTTCTTCAGGTCGTGGGCTTCAGCCCAGAGTCCCAGCGATCTATAGGTTAGCCACTTGTCCTTGACTGTCACTTTGTCGCCCAGCTTGTAACCTTCAGCTTCCTTCAAGCTGTCCACCGTGCGACGAATGACTTGCTGGATGCGCCAGCCTTGGCTTGCCACGAACTTTTGCACCATCGCATGCGGGTACTGCACTTCCTTATTTTCTTCGTCCAGCGTGCTCCACACCACACGCCAGTAGTCCCCTTGCGGAATTGCCGTAAAAATCGGCACTCTCGCCCGGTCTACGGTGAAGGTGAATTTTTTATCAGGCACAGTCTGCATTGTGATTCTCCTTAAAGATGGTTTCAAACAAAACACGTCGCTTTGCAACCGTGCTTACTGAAGCTCCATTGTACGCGAATCTGGCAAGCAACTCAAGCTGTTTTGCGCTGCTAGCTTGCTTCATGTACTCGATAGCCTTCTTAACTCCCCTGGCTTCTTCGAACGTAATGTTCATGCGTTCCGCGTAGCTCTTGATTTTGTGACAGGGCTTGCACACTGCACGGATGCTGTCGAAGTCCACTAGGTAGAGCCGTTCTGCCCATTCACCCAACTGGCTAAGGTCTTTGAAGCCCCCGGCTGCATCGATGTGGTCAACCTCAATGTCCTTCTGCGGAAACATGTCCCCACACTCTGCACACCGACACCCCCACACTTCAGGAAAGCGGACAGCGTTCTTCGGGCTTGGGTTCGGGATACGCTTTCGCGTAGCGTTCAGGAACATTACCTTGATAGGGTGACGACTCCAGCCCTTACGCAGCACTCCACGCACCCACGCAAGAAACTTGGCTTCCGTCTTCCACGGATTGCCTTCAATGAGCCACGGCTTGGGTTTCGGCTTAGAGTTTGTGGGCAAGGCCGTGTTCCTCCAGCACTTTGTCAAGGTCGAACTTGTCATCGGGCTTGCGCAACATGTGTGCCATGGTGCAGTTTTCTTTCAGCACATACTTTGCATCCACCGTAAACTTGTCCCCACGCCAGCCCGTGATTTCCTTCGGCTCCGGGTAGAGCATCTTGTAGGTATCAAGGATGGCGTTCCAGCATTCCTTGTCCGTCTTGCACTCGTCCAGCACCTTGAACGCGCTCTTGTCAGCCCACTTAATGTCGGAGGCCGAGTTGGCCCAATAGCAGTCGGAGTCGTCGCCAGAGAGGATTTGGAAGTAGAAGAACTTGCGGCCTTCTCCACGCACGTTGCCCTTGCCGTCAGCCCACAGCTTGCCCAGTCCTTCGATGCGTTGCGGCCTATCCATCTTGTCGGGGTTGTACAGAGTGATGCCGTCGCAGCCGTAGTAATCCTTGTCCACGCCTACAAGGACAAGATTCTGATTTGCCGTGCAATCAATGACAACTTGATCGTCTGCCTCCAGCCCTCGCACTTCCGTGGCCTTGTGCATTCGTTTCAAATAGTCCTCGATTTCATCCAGCATTAGAGGCTTGAGCGTTTCTTTTCTGTCGCCCTTGTACTCTTTGATCGTGCTGGCCTTCACTCGCCACGACTGGCCCTTGCCGATGTAGCC